CGATATTATACACGGGTTTCTCATCATTGTAGGACAATAAATCCAAATCACTTCCCGAAATAAGGTCGGGAGAAAAGTTGCATTGCGGAGAAATTTTAGTGAAAGGTCTTTTCCGCAACAAGTCCTTTACTTTAAATTCTAAAGCCATCCTAGTCCAGTTATGTGTTTACGTTTGTGCTTGATATTAAAAATATACCTCATAAGCATTGCTTCTATGAAGTCAGGAGAGTGTCCGACAAGCTGTTTCATAAGAATCTTTTTGATTATACAGAAACCCTTATCGGTATTGTTTATGTCTTGCTTTATAGCCTTTCGCTCTTTCATCAAAATATCTCTTAATGGCATATTTTTAAATCCTTTTCCACTGAATTTCATATCAAGTAGATTTGGATTTATTGAAATTTCTCCATCGTTCAAATTGTGGTAGAACATATATGCGCATTGGGATTTGATATTATCGTACTGACCTTTATATTTATCATCAACACTCTCACGGTTGTTAAACGGTATTGCATGAGGAAAGAATCCTTTGAAAGACTGACCGATACCGCTAAGGTCGTAAGTAAAATCCTCTTCCAGTACCCCCCACTCTTCTAATTTGTTTTTAACCAACTGCAATACTATCTTCGAGTTCTTTGAACAGGTGAAAATGTCCTGTATATGATTGCCTATCCAAAGATATAGTACCAAATTATCACCTCCGTCGAAAGCGACATCACATGATGCACGTCTTTTCCCATCACCTATCTGCATATCGTTGGAAAAGAACTTTTCCATTTGGTCGAAATTGATAAGATCGTCGCCAACGGTTTTATACCTCCAGTTTCCTCTAAGGTCTCGTTCTATTTCTTCGGTAGTCTGATTTGCAAGGTTAGCCACATAAGTAGGGTCGGAACGCAATAGTTGTATGTTCTCTTCCAATCTTCCCTCTATAAATGTGACAGACTTTATGAATAGTTCTTCTTTTGTCATACCTAGATTTAGGTTCTCGTATGGTCTATACAGTTCATCAATAAGTGCTTTATTATTTTCGTACACTTCCTCACGTGTATTACCCCATGATATTGATGATGGGTCTTCTGCATCCTCTCCACCCATAAAACAATATCTTACAACACCATTTCTTTCAGGTATAGGATAGCCGTCTTCACCTATCCACCAGTCGATAACTTTAATAACCCAACTGTCGGGGTCTGGGTTGCAAGTCCCGAAAAATCTATTTGGTATATAATGGGAGTTACGATTACAGGTCATAAGATATTTGAATTTCTTATACTCAATCTGCGTAATCTCGTCTATCGCTATGTATGGTATTTCCCTTCCTTGAAATCTTGTTCTGAAATCCGAGTACGACCCCGAATAATATGTAAGTTTTACTTTTGACCCTTTCGAGAAGTTCCACGTCATATCCGTTTTTGACTTGTTGTATGAACCAAACTGTGAATATAGAATATCTGAATTGTTTTCAAGCTGCTCCAAGTCATTTACCTCTTTACGGAATATTGTAGCACGGAAAAATTTATTGTTAATGTCTTTCAGAACATCGTCAAGAATAGCCCAAGACTTTCCACCTCCTCTTTTTCCGCCATAAAATACCATTTCTGCATTGCAAGCCAAGAACATTTCCTGGCAACCTCTTTGCGGTATGACGATATACGGATTGGGAACTTTCCTGTCCTCATCCCTAAGATAGTCCATGTACTCGTAAGAGTAAACACAATCACCATCCCTTGTTTTCAATATATCATCTATTTCTTGTCCTTGAAACATCAAAATTGTATATTTATTCGCAAAGATATACATAAAATTGCATATAAATTGCATATTTTTTTGATTTTTTCTTGTTTTTGAATAAATATTGTATATATTTGCGGTTGAAAATAGTATATTTATGCAATTTAATACGGAAAAACCGTATATAACATAAACACAAAAACTAAACAGACAATGGAGACAGAAAAAATCATTTCCACGATTAAGGAACAGACTGGAACAACCAGTCTATCAGACAGAACAATCGCTGACTACGTGAACAACAATTTACCTGTCGATGGAACAGAACCCGATGCTGCTTATTTCACTAAGCACGTAAACATTCTGAAATCAATCAACGGTAATTTCGACCACGATGTAGCGACAAAGGTTGACGAGTTCAAAAAGAACTATAAACCACAAGATCATGTTGACCCGAATCCAGATGATTCTAAAAAGACTCCAGTTGAAACTCCACCTAATGTTGACAAACGATACGAGGAGTTATTGAAGAAACAGGAGGAAATGGAAAAACGCTGGAATGAAAAAGAAAAGGCTGAACAGCAAGCTTCCTACAAGAAAAACTTAGCAGAAAGTTTTAAAACAGCTATCGAGAGCAAGAATCTCTTGTATGACCCTATCTATTACAAAGCAATCGAATCTGAACTAGGAGATATTGACACCAATAAAGACATAACAACTCTAATTGGAGAGATTACTCCTAAATATGAAAAGATGCTTACAGACAATAACAGAAATGGAGGTATTCCATCTTTTGGTGGTGTTGGTGGTGCAGATACAGGAGGCAAAAAAGCACTTGATTCTTTTTTCGAGCAGAAAGCAGAAGATGAAGGTTGGGCGAAAAAGGATAAATAACACACAAACACTAAATTATTAAAATTATGGATTTAGGATTAGGTAACAATTTCGGTGGAAGTTCTAGGGATTTCGGCGGAAGCAAAAACATTTGGCATTATATAGGTCAAACGTTTCCTGTCGGAGGAACTGTTTCCAATTTAGCAGACTTTCCTAGTGGTACTATTATACCTTCTGGAAGTATGGCTATTGATGATACCGCTTCAAGCACGGTTAAGATTGTCAAAATAGCATCTTTTGACGCTACGAAGACATACGCTCTCAATGCAGAAGTTATTCATGCTGGCATTGCATATAAATGCAGTACAGCAATATCAGTTGCAGCAGCATGGGACGCATCAAAATGGACAGCTCTAGCTGCTGGTGATGCAACTTATGATGATTTGGTTAAGGTTAATGGTCTAACAAAGAATGATCTTGTTGTAGATGACCCTATGAAGGGTACTTATGGCAACGGAACAGTCGGAGTAGTCTTCAATGGAGTTATCTATTCAAGTAGATTAGATAATGAAGTTCCTGATATTGTTTGGGCTAAATTACCTATGATTACTCAATTTAAAGAAGCATAAGGAGAAAAAATATGAGAACAAATGTATCAAATTATTACGACCTTATGACCTTCGGTCTTGGGGACGTATCATTCCAAAGTTTTGTAGATAAGTTCAAGCTTAAATACAATACTCTTAACGTAGATGGTTATCAGTGGGACCCTAACGTTCAGTGGGATTATACCTACGAGCAACTTATAGCTTCTCTTAATATTGCAACTCTTCCTGTTTACGTTGATGAAAGTTCAGAGGGTCTTGATAAGGGCTTTGAGAAATTCAAAATCGGCAGCAACAAGATACCTACACAGAAGCAGCGTTATCCTATTGATGCCAAGATGTTGAGAGAGCGCTATATCATGGCGCAGAAGTTTGGAGCATCTGCACTTAATGCGGACACCCAAAACGTTCTTATGGGACTTCTGTATACAAGTACAGATAATCTTATTCTCGGAAATAGAAACGCACTCACACATCAGAGAATGCGTATCAACTCAACAGGTAGATTTACTATTGATGCAGAGAATAACCCACGTGGTTTAAAGGGTATCACTTTCGATTTCGGAATCCCTGACGCAAACAAGGAAACCCTTACAGGAACTAACAGATTCTGGACTACAGACGTTCACGTAACAGCAAACGAAGGTGGAACATCTGACCCATTGCTTTATTTAAAGAACAAGGTTAAGGCATGTAAGAGAAAGGGATATCCAAGTCTACATCTTGAAATATCTTTGGACCTGTATGATGATTTGCTTACACATAGCAAAGTTCTTCAGAGAATCGGATATTCTATGTACCCACAGAGTGCAACAGACGCAGCCGCAATAGTTGCAGCTTCAAATGCCCTTGATGAACAGAAACAGCAAATTATCGAGAAGTATATCGGTTGTCCTATCGTAACTTATGATTCGGTAGCACGTGTTGATAAGTTCGATATTGAGACAAAGGACTTGACACAGGTTGAAATTGACAACTTCTCTAAGGTTAACGTATCAATCATCCCTGATGGAAACATTGGTTTGATTAAATCTGTTCAGCCTATTGTCTTCACTGACGATCCAACACAGCGCACTGCATTCTTTGACGGTGGTAGAACTCTTATCACAAATAAGTTTGAGAACAAGACAAAGACTATGTATGTTGAGTCTGAAATGGCTACACTATGTGTACCTTCAATGCCAATGTACATGCAGATTCTAACTGTAACCGTATAAATACATGGCAGTAACAATCACCATAGAACAATATTTGCGTGGCAAAGTCGGGTATGATGTACCCGATAATGCCATTGCAAGTATTTTGTCAGATAGGGACATAGAGCCTGGAACTATTGTGAATAATCTAAGTGAGGATAAGGTCACCAATACTAAACTTAAAGAATTATGTACGGCAGACTTATATCTATATTGCGCAAGCACTCCAAGTACAATATCATCACATAAAGAACAGGATGGTAGTTGGACTCTTGAATCGGGAGGAATGCAGCATTCTGCTTATGATTCACGCCAATTAAGAGCTATGGCTAAAGCTATATATGACAAATATGGTGAGACTATACAGTCAAAAAGTACGGTTAATATTTTCGATATGTAAAACTTATAATATGAGCATTCCTAGATTTTCACATACTTGTAAAATAACCAGAACATCAGGCAATAGCCAAACTGGTCCATCCGTGTTAAGTACTATCTATGAAGGTAGTTGCAGAAAGGATTTAAACAAGTTTGATGACTCTCATAATCAGAACGCTGCAAACACAGCCCAATGGATGGTTTCGCTACCTATTATCGTAATGGTAAAATTGGGTGATAGTATTTTGCTTAATGATGGGATTGCAAATGTTAAAGGAATTGTTATAGATTGGGAGACTACAAATGTAGAACACGAAAACTCTAATGGTGTGTTCCGAAAAGATGGAGATAATGTTATAAGTCTTGACGGAACTGTAACGAAGGGCATACATTTATATGTATCTGTATCTAAGAATTAAGTCATGGTAACAAATACAGCGGCATTAGAAAATGGATTCAATAAGGCTAAAAAGATTATTGAAGAAAAAATAGGATTAGGTTTGATAAAACAAGCTAACATCCTAGCCATGAAGGCTCATGATTTGTACCATTCACCTAAAATGGGATTTACTGGTAATACATGGACTGGAACAGCAGTTGGCGTTTATGTATCTGGTATATTGATTTATTTCATTACAACTAAGATGATAGCTGATATGCCGTCTACTGTTCGCAGGAAACTTACATCTGGAGAAAGAGCTTTTTTAGAAAGTGATTACAACGGAATAAAAAGAAGTTATCTTGGATTGA